GTAGGGCTTTTAAGGTTTAGTCGTCGTCCTTATTCACTGTCTTCTTTGGCTTTCGTGTTAGCCCTAGTTTACGTAGCTCATCATGCAACGCCTTAATAACCTCTTTACGCTTCAAAGGAAACATTGTATAGAGTTCGTCTAGCGTCTTGTGTTTAACAGCGTCTTCGTTGTAACTAGAATATTTGCCAACTTTAACCCAGCCCATTATGGTTCAATGTAGGTTACAAATCCTTCGTAACCAGATGACGTAATTACGTTTATACGAACCACATCTGCTGTAGTTTGTAGTGGTAATATGAAATCATAGTCATCGTCTGGAATCTCTGTTACAGACGTGATAGCTACAACAGCGTCAGTTGTCTCGTTATACGCTGTGAAATCAGCAGCTATTAAACCGTCGATAATAGTCTTAGGCAAAAGCCCTGAACCATAATCTGTAGTGATTCTATAGCTTACTGCTAAAGTTGCCGTTGCTGTTGGTGCATTCGTCACCTCAAAGTTAGCATCTAATAGACCAACCATAGCCGCATAAGTAGTGCCAAGATCAGACCAAGGAACTAACCATAGTTGACCCGCATTTGTTGTACCATCCCAATCATACGCTATCATTTCCATTTGTGGCGATGCGGGTGTACGCATTTTAAACGTAGGAGCGAATGTATTAATGTTGATAGGATACCAAAAGTCTCCATCCAATATTCCATACACACCCTCTACTGCGAATCCCCATGCACCGTTGTTCTTACACTTCATAGCCTGTAACTTAGAATCTAATCCCGCTGGGACTTCGTGCAATTCTGCTGTAAAAGACTGAATACCTTCACGTAGGAAAGTTTTAGAACCATCTGAGTTAGTCGCGTATTGCGTGTCCTCTTTTGGAAAGTCCATATTCTTAAAGTCTCTCAATGGGTACATGCGCTTTGATGTGTCCGTTGCTGTTAGGAGTACCATCATTCGCTACCATTCTTTGTATTCCGTTCCCGATTGTAATCCCGAGATCGCTAATACATTCTGGTAATCCTGTATTGCCGTTTCCGCTTCCGCATGAACAGCCTATTGTTATTGCCATTTTATTATGTTTTTAATTATTAACATTTACATCCGTATAGTTTAATTATTGGTAAGGTCATACGAACATCTAACCCCGTTAAGTTTGCGCCTATTATGTTGCTTTCAAATCCCGATGCAGACTCAGTGCCGAACTTTGTTAAGTTCCTTACTGTTGCCGCTACGAATAAATCCGTTTGGAATATTGGATTAGCCTCTATAGCATTAACAAACTCTTCATACATATTATAGAGCGATTGTAGTTTGAAATCGTGCGTCTGTTTAGTAATCCAGTCAGTGACATTGTTAGAATCTAAAAACTCTAATCTTATATCGCTTTCTCTCTCTATTGACGCGCCACTGTAATCAAATCGTTCGGGCGTTGGCTCTACCATCCAGATGAAAGGAGTCTTTAAAAATTCATTGCTACTCGCTTTCTTCCATTCTGCATTCGTTGCCATTGGAGTACCTACAAAGAAATAAGGCTTTTGTAAAACCATGTTTCCCGTGAACCCCGTAGCATCTGCCAACGTGATAACATCCGTATCATAATTTACAGCCGTAACCGTAAAGTCTGTACCGTTACCATCTTGAACAACTTTATTAACAGCAGCCCATTTAACACCGCACGTAGTCACATCATTACTAGCTATCAATTTAACTGTAACATTGCGATCCATCTTATCTACGATCTCTTGCTCCACTATGTAAATTATATCTTTCAAAATAGCTGCAAGATTGTTTTATTTAATCCTAAGTAAGTAGGGTAAACTGTATTATTGTCTAGCAAATAGCATTGAATAGCTCGGTAACTGCTTACAGCTTCATCCCAACGGGCTTGTATATTAGATACAAAGACACTGACGTTCTCTGAGTTCTCGCCTTTGTTCTTTACTCCACCGTTAATGGATTGCTGCGTGTAGTTATCTCTATGGTAGTAAAAGTAGATAATCCCTGTTACGAGATCATCTACCCCTCTACTATTTAAGATTATACCGTTTTCAAGCTGAACAGTAAACGCATCTCTAAGCACCGTATACACAGGATCACTAGCGGCTATACCTATCACATACAAATCATATAACTCCTTACCGAATAATTCGATTAGTGTTATAGTCTCATAACGTGTAATATAGTCAGCTAACTTTGCCGTGTCAAACTCATTTTGAGTCGTCTCGAACTTATTAATAAATGATGCTACTGTTACTGCCATTGCTATACTTGTTTACCTGTTTTCTTAGAAGCACTCTTATACTTCGCTACTTTCAAGGTGACTAATCTAGATGCCAACATTCCGTCATACGATCCAGTATCACCCTTCTTTTTTCCTGCGTAGTCTTTCGTGAAAACAACCTCTTTACCATTCTTCATAATACTATGTTGCTAGGGTTACTAATGCCGCTGAGATAGATGTAACCTTACGGAAACCAGTCTTATCAACGTTACGAACTAACAATAGCATTCTCTTACGAATCTTCAAAGTCTCAGTATCTTCTATAAATTGAGCATCAACATGACCTCTTGTGATACTTACACCATTCTTTTCGTAGATTCTACCAAATCTTGAATCACCCATAATCATTGAATTTGCCACTACAGTATTATCAACTACAATAGTGATACCATCAACAACATTACCATCTCTATCAACAAATGGAGGCATGATATAGTTATTGTTAGCGTCTTTCTTCAACTTCATAAGGTTAACATCCGCAATATTCATCAATGCAAAGTCAGCCATGTATTTAGCATCCTGATCCGTCTCAATGTTTTCTTTAACCTTAACGATCAGATCATAAATTGAAGCATCAGTAATACCAGAAGCAACAGGAACAAATGCAGGAGAAGAAGTTACCAATCCTGTGAGGTTGTTACCAGCACCAGAACCATTAACCACTTGCGTATTCGCTACTAGGTCAACATTCAAACGTAAGAACATTGTAAGCTCTGCTGCAAACATTGCTTCATCTTCAAAGAATTCAGCAGTAACTGGAATCGAATCACCAATCTTTTTAAGATCAATTGTGAACTTTTCCCATTTAGCCGTTGACTGTGGGAATGTTCCTCCCTCTGCCATCATAGCTGCTGCACGAACTGTAGTTGCCGCATCCCAATCGTAGTAACGTACCGTACCATTGTCGTTCGACCCTGTGATAGTAATAGTAGGAAACAAATCAATCGCTCTTAAACGTCCTGTAGCCAATTGACCAATTCCGCTTAGATCAACCGCTTGATCGTTGTTGATTACAGAAGCACGTACCGTAATTGCTTTAAGCTCTACAGTTTCATTGTCTCCATTTGCAATTGCCTTAAGCGCATCTCGGTTCTTCGCAATTTCCTTAGCTAAATCACCTCCACTATTGGTTGGCGACCCCTCAGTCATAAGCTTTGTAAGTGCTACACCTTGCTCTTTTTGCGCTTTGGATGTTGCTTTCATAGCTAAAAAGATTTCTTTAATCTCTTCTGCTGTTTGCATAGCGTGATCTTCTTGTGCTTTTGCTAGTTGCTCTTTAGTCGTATTAACATCTTCAGCTAATGTTGCATAGGCTTTAGTGTTAATCTCGTTTAGATCGTTGTAGATCGTTGCGCGTTCATCAGGACTCATATCCTTGAACTGCTCCATTGTTTTATCTAGCGTCTCTAGATATGTTTTTAATGTTTTCATTTTGTGTTAAATAAATAATGTGAATACTTCATCTTTACCTTGAGTGCCTTGTGGCGGCTCGTTTTTATCAGTGCCTTGTGGCGGCTGAGTATCTTTAGTTGGATATGTAATTGGCGTTGATGAGTTTGATCCCCTAACTACCATACTACCCTCTTCTATTACCTTTGCTTCTGTTTGTAACCAGAAATAACCCTGTTCTTTTACCAATTCCTTATTCGCTATGGTATCAATATGCTTTCCGAACGTTGCATTCTCTTCTTTCATGTCTGCATCATCTGACAATACAGCCAATGACATCTTAACATATTGCATCCTTACGCTGTTCTGAATAGGTATCTTATCTTCTATGATCGCTTTTGCTTGTGTTGGTGCGCTATCATGTACCTTTACCTTATACGTTAGGGCTTGTGTACTACCTTCAAATGATTCTCCGATGTCTTTCCATGCTACCATCTGTACAAATGGTGTAACGTCTTTCTGAAACCCTATGATACTACCTATTGAAAGGTCGTGGTTCTGTGCGTAAACAACATTTGCACCCGCTTCGTTTAGTGACTTATCCCAAATACCATCAGCATGGACATCGTTATGGGAGTCCATTATCTTAGTAGTGTTTATGATAGGATAGATAAAACCGTCCTCCATACCGTCTAAACCCTTGATAGCTTCACCACCTTTAGTAGCTACATGTGCTTTCCAAGGTGCGCTCTTAGTCTTATTCGCTTTCTTGTTAGATATAATCAAATCCTTATTCTCTTTTAAGTACTTGAACAACTCTAACTTAGTAGCAAATTCCTTGTCGGGAAATTCTATTGCTTTGATTACGCTCATTTTAAAACCTCTTTACGTTCCTTTTTCTTTATTTCTTCAAGTATCAATGATTTAGTAGGACAATCTTTCATGCGTTCTACCTTCTCTTTGATCTTCTGTATGTCGTTACGCTTGTCCTTCATTACTATCAGTTTTTTTACCTAGTAGTTTAGCCCCAGCAGTAAGCGCCCCCAACTCTATAAGGTTACGTGCCTCTTCTTCTGTCATAACCTCAAGTACTCGCTCTTGCGCCCTTGGGTCTAAGTTGCTAAGTGCTTGTGCTACATCATTAGTACTTAACTTAATCTCATCAATAGAGTTTAGATTTACTACTATGGTTTCGTCTATATTAAGTAACTCACTTAACCATTCGCTAATTTCCTTATCTACTTTCTTACCTAATGGGATATACACCTCATTGTAAGCACTTGTTTTAGCCTCTGAGATGTTGTTATACGTGCTATTGTCGTTGTCATTGAATAGAACGGAACTAATGCCGTATACGCTGCATAGTATTCTAAGCGATGATACAAGCCCCTCCAGTAGTTTTAAGTCTGTTGGACTCATTCCTAGCTGTACGAACTTTAGATTTGCCGTTGATATGTTAACACCGTTAAAGTTATCCGCACCCCCTATCTGACCATCAAGTAAAGCCTGTTGCTTGTCGCGCTCAGTACCTGTCATTGGTATGTCTGATCCGTTACTTAACAACCCTATTGCACCTCTGTTTTTAAATATAGCCGCTTCTGCTCTAAACTTCTCGTTGGATGCCTCTACTACTACCCATGCAGCCTGTAAAGGACTTAACCCCCATTTAACGCTTGTTCCCTCACAGCTTACTATGTTGCTAGTCTTTATGTGTCTAACGTTCTTTAGTTCGTCACCTTGAATCTTTGTTATTGAGTTCCACGGTGTAGTGTACTCGTATCGTACAACCTCTCCTATTGTATTACAGAATAATTCTACACGGTTAGCATGCCATACATCAAGCTCACCACCTGCACCAATGCCTTTAACGAAATATACAAACGCGTTACCAGTAGCTAATAGGCTTTCGTTGATCTTTTGCCGCTTCTCTTCGGTGTATAGTTCTAGTATCTTAGAGTTAACTATCTCTTTCTCGCCCTTAGTATGTACTATACGATCCATAGATGCGCTTGTTTTTGCGATCTTGTTAATGATGTTGAATACGTATGGATTGCTTGAGTATGCGTCTATGAATTTAGTCAGTGAATAACCCGTTACATTGTAGTTAAAGTAGTCACCGAAAATTTGCAGTAGCCCTGAATCATGAGAAGTTAGGCGTATTGAATGCTTTGAAACGTAACGCCCAACAGCACCATCAATAACCTTAGTGAAAATATTAGCCATTTACTCACTCGTTTAAGTCGTAAATATAGTGATTATATTCTAATCAATGAAATGGTTAGATTTTAATCAATACCGAGTACATGCATAAAGCATTGCATCCATCAAGTGATCGTCTTTATCTACTACGTGGGTTTTGTGTTCTCCTTTGCTGTTGATTATCTCAATATGATGGTAGTGCATTAACTCATCTTTTAGGTCTTCTGAGTCCTTATGGATATGCATGTTCTTACTTTGCATCTTACGTATACCTCGCATCTTATTCATACCACTGCCCCCGTAGGTCTTATCACATGGCATTGTATAGATACCTTGTTCGGCTAGTTCTGCCATATCTTTACCCCCTGCAATATCCGCTACTATGTAATGATCTTCTGAATACTGATCTAGTACCGCGCGTATCATTGGTACATAGTGCTTATTTAATAGTCCTGTCTTGTAGATGTGTTGTTTAATATAGATGTCGTTTCCCTTGATTACACACTCAACGAATGAAAGCGGATCAGGATTAAACCCGAAATCTAAGCCAAATATTCTAAGGTCGTACTCAGTAGGGAACGTATCAAACTCTTTCCAATCAGTATAAACTAAACCGTCTTCGCTTTCTTTCCATCCACCTAGTACAGTATATTTGTAGTATGACCATGCTATTTTATCCTGCTTGCTGCATTGCTTTCTGTCTTCATTTGTGAACTCTTCTAGCCTTTCATAAATAACCCTAGCCGCCTCGAACTTTACCCAGTTCTTACGTGCTACGTACTTCTCCCCTAGGTCTAAATAGGTTGTATGTATGTATAATGTTGCCGTACCGTCTGCATGTACTACCACTCCATTATGTCCACCTTCTACACCTTTCTCCCTCCATAGCTTTTGGTAAGCCCAAAACTTCTTACTCTTAGGGTTCATTATGTTTACCGTAAATGGCTGTACATCTTTAGACCTTATGGATAGCTCTATTGTTGCCCAATCTTCATAGCTTGGATATTCCTCTAATTCCTCACATGTAAAGGCTGAATAGTTCTCTAATGATTTTAGATTTGCTGTCTGATCACCGCTGCTAGTCTTTATACCTGAGAAGTCTACGTACCCACCGCTTGATTTACATATTACAGATGTCTTAGTAGCATATAGGAATCCTTGATAGCCTAAGTCTTTTGTTCTATTTGTGAATGCTGGTATAATTGACTTCTCAGCACTCTTTAATGTGTAGCGTGTATAGAGTTCTCGATAGCCATAATTAACTACCCTATCATTTGACGCTACTGTTGCTGTGAATGTCTTGGATGATTCTCGACCCCCTGTTATATTTACTACTGTTACCTTTGCTAAGTCCTCCCAGTATTGTCTATTCTTTAGATTGGGGTCTTTTAGTTTATCCCACGCTTTAGGTAGATCGAATAACGGCTTAAACTTTCTGCATATCTTCATTAGTCATCGCTTGCGGAATCGCTGAAATCTATCTGAGGTGCTTTAATCTCCGAAGTGTCTACTTGTGTTCTATCCTCGTAACCATGTTTATTCTTTAATAAGAAGATAGCCATAGCCGCGCTTTTTGCTGTTGCTGTTAGGGTGTCGTTGACTATCCTACCCTCTAATTGTCTCTCTACTCGCTTTATAGCTTTCAAAACGGGCGCATTTTCTTTGAACTTATTTGTTAGGTAAGCCCATAGACTAGCAGCGTTGTTACCGTCCACTAATGCCCCTGCTAAGGTGTAGTTTTGCTTATTGTCTTCATTGAATTGATATACGCTTTCAATGAACTCTAATGCGTTTTCTTCGTACCACTTCTCTGCGGCTGTATTACCTTCTTTGAATGAATGTTGGTTCTTATGCTTACTAGTTTCGCTCATCGTACTTGGTTAAATACTGTATGTATAATTGCTAGTCCTCCCCCTATTACGAATAACCAGAAGAAGAATTGTGCGTTGTCGCTAGTCTTTCGTGAAAAGTGTGCTATTTCTTTTAGATACTGTTCTGTTTTGTCTTTGCTCATGGTGCAATATACGAATTAAGAATTTGATTGGGTTTTATGGTAAATATCTTATTATCGTTGATCCTAGCATTATTACGCCCGCAAAACTCGCTAACCCAAGAAAAGTAAGAGCCGTTAACGACATCCAAAGGTTATAGTCTGATTGTTCAACGTAGTTATCATATCTTTCCCCAATTCCTTCTGTGTGCTTAACATTCTCTGGTATAGAGACAAACTTAAGGTATCTTCTGTATTGGAGAATCACAAATACTGCTATCATTATTCCTATTGTTATCATCTTACATGTTGTTTAAGTGTTCTTTTACTTCCTGCCAATCCTCTAGTTTACGTTTAAATATACTTGGCATTG